GGGAAATCGCCTTTGAAAGAGCCGGGAAGAAAATCACGCCGAAGCTGCTTCTTGAAGCAATCCGTACTTTGCCGGAAGAAAAGCGCAAAGCCGTACTCCTGTACTATTTCGAGGGAATGAACGACACCGAGATTGCGGAGCTGTTCGATACGTCGAGAAGCACGATACAGTACAGGCGGACAAGCTCTTTTGAGCTGCTAAAAAAATATCTGGAGGAAAATGCTGATGAATGGGACGAATGGTAACGAACCCGGCTACCCGGAAAAAGCCCTTGTTCCCTATCCTGTCATTTTGGCAGCGACAAAGGGCGACCCGGACGCTATGAAGATTGTCTTGCAGCATTTCAGCGGCTACATAGCCCGCCTCTCCATGCGGAAGCTGTACGACGAGCGCGGGAACGTCTATTTTGGCGTAGACCACGACATTCGGGAACGGCTGCAAGCAAAACTGATGATGGCTGTCCTCACCTTTAAGGCAGAGGAATAAACCGCAGCGGCGGGACGCTTTCTCTCTCCCCCTTTTCCGTTCCGCTGCTGACGCGGCAGCAAAGCCATTCTGAACCTTGACAAAGAAAGCGGCGCAAGATAACGGCGGCGCAGCATAGGGCAAATCGGATACGTTCCTTTTGCGCCGAGCCATACGGTGGGTGCGCCATGACGCTATCCGGGTGAGGTTATCCCCGCCCGGACAGCCGAGCGACCAACACCGCGCCGGAAAGCAAGTGTAGCGGCTTGCGGGCGACGACACGCAAAATATACAATGATACTTCCTTACAGCCACAGTCCGAGCGTTAAGAGCGTCGCAGGCAATGGGTAGGGCTGCATGAGAACCATGCCGGGGTGAAATTCCCATGAGGTTATGCTAATAACCGTCCGATTAAAGCCTTTGTTTTCTTGAATAGTGGACTTGCTGCTATTCATAGACTGTATTATATGTTTGCGAAAGAAAGGGGGATTTTCTTTGACGCAAAACCAGACGCCCGTTACCACAACGGAGCATAAAATCGGAAAAGTTACTTACCTTGTATGTTCGTCCGCAAGTGAACGCGCAACGGACACACTGGATAAAAAGATAAAGAAGCTCATTCGCAAGGACATGGAGCTGAACCCCGCAAACGCCCGGAAATAGGGCGTTTCTTCACATTTTATACATGACACAGGCAGCGGTATGTGGTATAATAAACACAAAAACGGCGGCAACCATTGATTTTTCAGTGGTTGCCGCTTTTCTTGTTACTAATTAGTTATTAGTTCAATGTTCAATCGCAGTTCTTCTATATTTTTGTGAGTGTAGACCCTTTCACCTGTTCCCTTCGATTTGTGACCCATAAGCCTATCAATACACACCTTGTTTGCACCCGCTGAATCCAACCGTGAACGGAAGGTGTGGCGGCATTCATGCGGGGTGTGTTCCATTTGCAGCTTGTCCATAATGTCAGCCCAAAATTCCCGGTACTGGCTTTGATTTAGCTTCTTCCCGTTGTACTCAAACAGATACCCGCTTTTGGACTGTTCAAAGCGTTTCTGAACTATGCTTTGAATTTTTGAATGAATTGGAACGATACGATTTTTACCCGCCGCCGTTTTCGTTCCCCCGGTCATTGTCAATTCTTTCAAGTCAACATTGGAAGTTTTCAGGGCTATCATTTCCGAAATTCTGAACCCGGTGTAAAGGAAGAACAGAATTGAATCAGCCCATTCCAAATTTTGATTTCCCCAAAGGCGGGAAACTTCTTCATCCGTAAAGATTTCTTTTGTTGTTTCCGGGATTGGATCAGAAGTCAACAGGCTTGAACACTGTTTTGAAATTATATCAAGTTCCATTGCAAAACGGTCAAGATGCCCCCAAAGGTTTTTAATTGCCCCTTGGGTGGAATAGCCCTTCCCGCATTCGTCAATGCAATCTTGCATTTGGTATGATTTGATTTGGTTATACCGAACCTTTCCCAATTTGGAACAATGCTTGTATGCAGATTTCAGGGAACTTTGATTTGATGAACCCAATTTCACAGCCCGCTTTTCAAGCCACAAATCATAGAGTTCTTGCAAGGTGATTTTGTCCGTTTCAATATCCCACGGATCATTATTGTACTTTGCAAGCATAATCAAACCTTCTTCCCGTGTTGCGGTGTAGCCTATGGGTTTTTGCTTCCCGGACTTACCTTCTTTGACAACCCACGGTTTTCTTCTATTCCCTGACAGCTTCGTTACTGTTCCGTACCCATTCGGATTTTTCAATAACATTCACCGCCTATTCTTGAAAATTGCACATTCAGGCGGTATAATAGTATAGACCGCCTGAAAAATCACTTCATCCTGATTTTCGGTCACTTCCCCCGTTGGTGTTGCAGCACTGACGGGGGATTTTTGTTTTTAGAAGCAAGCCTGAACGATAGCTTTATACAGCTTATCATCTACTTCCAAAAGGCTTTTCTTTCCGTCTTTGAACAGGATTTTTACTTGATAACCATTCTTGGACATAGCCCCGGCAGTTCCACCTAATACTTCATAGCTTTCAACGGTGGTACTATTCAAACGCAACTGCTTCAAAAATCCTAAAGAAATCCCAGCGTTGGAAGAACCACCACCAACAACTAAACTTCCCGCATAGTCACCATTTATAACACGATTTTTTGCACCCATAAAATCACCCTTTCTTGAAATAAACTTTTCAATTCTTCAAGGTATTCAACTTCAACATAATGTTTTATATACTTTCATATTTTCAGCAACACTATAAATTTACGATGAATAAAAACCTTCTTATATAAGAAAAGAAGAAACAACTTGAATAAGTTGAAGAATACAGTAATTGCAATGAAAATCAAGTTGAATGAAAAGTTGAATGTATTTTGAATTTACCTTGAAGATTGGAAGTCAACAAAAATTACATTGCCTGTTCGCTTGATGATCCTTCTTTTGCAGAATACTTTTCATCTTCAAGCATGAGTTCCATTTTCCCAATCACTTTTCCCTGATCCAAAGTATCAAGTTGGACAAACAGTTTTACAGCTTCAAAGGCTTCTTTTCCATAGCACTTTTCAAATAGTTCACAGGCAGCAACTTCATTTTGAAGCTGCTGTTCTAATTTTTCCAGTTCTTTTCTTCCCGCTGGAACATTGTAGCCCATAAGCCAAACTTCATTTACATTGAGAGCCATTCCTAAAATAGAAAGTTTGTCCTGTTTTGGTTCTACCTTACCTGAAACATATTGGCTTAAATCGTTTTTCTTTAACTGAACCCCATATCTTTCACAGTAAGGCTTGCAGGCTTCTAATATATCAACCTGTTTCAAACCACGCTCTGACATGATTTGTTTTAATCTGTCAGCGGTAGTCAGTTCCTTCATTTTATTATTCACTCCTTTCCTTTGATGACTGTAACCTTATTATATACGCCCTTGAAGAAAAGTTCAAGAGGAACATGAAGAAAAGTTCAATAATTTTGAAAGAACCTATTGACAAAGGGAAACGTCCTTGTTATAATGAATACAAGTTCAAAGGAATTGAACATAACCGCTGCAACGGTAGGAAGGATGAAGTGATTATGAAATATTTTGTTATTGCTACTCATTGGGATGATAAGAGAAAAGCGCAAGTGAAATATATTGCCGGAGAGTTTAGCAGCTACATGAACGCAAATATCTTCAAGGAAGCCTACAATGCACATTATAGTGCAAACGCCGTGATTGTTGAAGATTTTGCAATGCTAAATCAATAACATTGAAAGGTGGTGGGAGATATGAGCGAAACGAGTTTGAAACCCGTAATTGATAAACTTGAAAATTTATTTTCAAAGTTCAATGAGAAGTTCTATAACGGTGAACTTCAAACCCCGATTATTACGGTAAGCCCCGACACAACAAAGGGTGCTTATGGCTGGTGTACTGCTTGGAAAGCGTGGAGCAACAAGCAGCCGGAACAGAAAAAGACGGTTGACCTTGCGGTAATGAGCAAAGAAGATCTGGAAAATCTGAAAAAGGATGAAGGGTTCTACGAAATCAATATTTGCGCTGAACACCTTGCAAGACCTTTTGAACAGGTTGCGGAAACGCTGCTTCACGAAATGGTTCACCTTTACAATTTACAGATTGGGGTTCAGGACACAAGCCGGGGCGGTACTTATCACAATAAGAAATACAAAGAAGCCGCCGAACAGCACGGTTTGACCGTTGGCAATGATGCAAAATACGGCTGGACAGTAACCACCTTAAACGATGAAGCGAAAGCCTTTGTTTCAAGTTTTCAGGATAAGAAGTTTGAATTACACCGCAAGAGTTTTCCGAAAATCCCCGGTGCGACCAAAACAAAGCAGTCCACCCGCAAATATGTTTGCCCGATGTGCGGAACGATTATCAGGGCAACGAAAGAAGTTCATGTTGTTTGCGGTGATTGTGAAGTCGAATTTGAGGAAGAAAGCTAAACAGCTTCTTCCAGTTTGAGAAGAAAGGAAGGACAGTATGAGTTATAAATATTACAGTACGGAACGCCCGGTAATGCCGGGTTCGTTCCCAAAGCCGCAGGGAAACACGGTGCTGAACATTGAAAATTTCAATGACCGTTCCTATGTTGGAAAAATCGGGCGTGAAGCGTGGGGATTTATCGAATATGAAAAGCCGATTTCCCCGGTTCTGCTGGATGATTTTGAACTGGTTGCCGCTTCTGATGATGAAGATAAGGATAAAATTTGTAAGCTGCTTTGTAAGGTGTTACAGCTTACCCGTGGGGCTTCCGATTTGAAAAGCCTTGATTTCAACCCCGATGCTGAAATTGTAACAGCGGTATTTGAGGGTGGAAGCAGAACAATCAATGTTGCTTGTGATTCTGGAACGGCAATGATCCGTGACATTATGAATCATTTGGAGTGCTAAAGAAAGAAGGTGAAAACTAATGGCATACGATTATGCAAAGCTGAATGGTAAAATCGTTGAAAAGTGCGGTACACAGGCGGTATTTGCTGAAAGAATGGGGCTTTCTGAAAGAACCATTTCGTTGAAGCTGAACAACAAGGTTGCATTTAAGCAGCCCGAAATTCAGAAAGCACTTCCGATTCTTGGACTTACTGAATCGGACATTCAGGCATATTTTTTTACTTTGAAAGTTCAAAATAATTGAACCCGACATAGAAAGGCGGTGAACAGGATGAAGAAGATTATTGAAGCCTGTATTGATCGAATTCTTGAGTTCGACACACAGGAAGAAGCGGCTGAATACCTTGAAGCCTTGCGGAACAAGAAAACCGCATTCCGCATTGTGAACCGGGAAGCTGTAAACGGCAAGTACCGTATCAGGGTTCAGGAACAGTACAACAAAAGCCCGATGATTTCCGGGTAATACAGCAAAGAAAGGATGAAGTGAAATGACATTTTCAGAGAAATTGAAAAATCTTATGTCTGAATTGGGCTTGTCGCAGTCCAAACTTTCAGACCTGACCGGGATTGGTAAATCTTCTATCAGTCAGTATCTTTCCGGGAAGAACGAACCTTCCAAAGACCGCAAGAAGGAAATTGCTCGTACTTTGGGCGTTCAGGATAATTACTTTGAACAGTTTGAACCCGCTGCAACGGTTCAGCACGGTTCGGCAATCAATGTTCCCGTTCCCCTTATTGCCCGCCTGATGGGTAAATCAAAGGAATTTGTAATGCAGGGGTTGCGTGATGGGGTTTTCCCGTGGGGGTATGCGGTAAAAATGAAGAATTGGAGTTACTTCATTTCTTTCGTGAAATTCACTGAATATACCGGGATTGAAATTCCCGTGAATGACTTAGGAAAGGCGGTTTAAGAGTATGAGCGAAATTATCAAAGGGTTAAAGGTGTTCAATCCTGATTGGACTTGCAGCCCTAACGGGAACACGAAACAGTACACTTGCCCCGGCAAGTTTGAAGAAGATGTTACCCCGGTTCGGTGCGGACAGGGAATGCACTTCTGCAAGGTAGCGGCTGACTGCTTCAATTATTACGATTTCAACCCGGATAACCATGTTGCGGAAGTTGCTGCTTATGGTGAGGTTGTGGAAGAAGGCGATAAGTGCGCCACTAATAAGCTGGAAATCATCCGTGAAATTCCGTGGGCTGAACTGCTTGAAATGGTGAATACCGGGAAAGGTTGCGCCGGACTTTGCAACAGCGGCGATTGGAACAGCGGCGATTGGAACAGCGGCGATTGGAACAGCGGCGATCGGAACAGCGGCGATCGGAACAGCGGCGATT